GAACGGCTGTCAAAGACCGAACCATACCCGATGATCCGGCTGGGCTCGCTGTCGTGCGTTTCTGCGCGCACCTCGCCGCTGTAACAGCGAATTTCACGTTCACTCATCTTGAGTGTTCTCCTGGGTTGTGGATTTGGCTGGCCGGGAGGCGTTAACGCTGACCAGCATTTCATCAAGGCCGTCTTTCGGATTCATATCCTCAAACGCGCGTGCTTCGTTGCGGCTCATCCAGCCATCGGTGATAGCGAAGTGATAGAACTCCGCGCGCTCTTTGGCAGTACCGCGCAATAAACCCGCCAGGTTAAAGCGCACGTAATACCCGGCTTCCCGTTCGGCGCGGGTGAACAACCGACGGTTAAGCTCCTGCTCCCAGTTCGTCACCCACGGCATCATTGTGTAGCGAACAAACTGAATCGCCTGTTCGGAAATATTGGAGAAGGTGGCTTTTTCGAGGTCGTTGATCATGTGTGCCGGCACGTTGAAAATCCCGGCAATCATGGAACGGTTGAGCTTCATCATGTCGATGAGCTGGGCATCGACTGGGGAAACCGTCAGCGCTTTATAATCCAGTTCAGCCGGGAGCAACATTGTCCTGTTTTCCTGGCTGCGCAGCATCGCCGTGGCTTTTTGCCACATCTCTTTCAGCCTTTTCCAGGAGCCGTCATTCAATTCTCCTTTTACTGAAACTATGCCCGCTGGTCTGGCGTTACCGCTGAAAAAACTTTCCGTGTATTTCTGCCCGCTCATACCCATACCGATGGTTTCGGCGTGCTGAAGAACCGGACTGAGCCCCATTTTCTGATCGTTACCCAACGCCCTGACGTGGATCATGTCATCAGGATTAATGGCAAAGGAACCTTCTTCGTTATACACGCCGTAGGTATAGCGCCCGCCGGTGTTCAGCAGCGTTGTTTCCCACGGCATACAGGCTTCAAGGCCAGTGACTTCACCGGTTCGGCGGTGACGGAGAACTCTGGTATATCCGTTACCCCAGCCCAGAATGTGACGTTGTTTGAGCTCGCGCCATTTATAGCTGGTCTGCCAGGAATTGGGTTCGTCATGAACCAGGTAAAAGGCAGGATGGTCGCGGGCAGTTTCAACCTTCTTCCCGGTTCGCCGCATGACGTGCAGGGGCATCTGCGCAACGTTGGATGAAATAACGTAGATACATGCATACACCGCCGCCAGTTTCATTGCCGTCCGGGGGTTAACAATCACATCACCATTAAAGATCCCGTCGTTTTCGACCGCTTCAACGGTGACCGGAACAGCTGGGTTTTCCAGCGAGTTGCTTCTGAAAATGGCATCAATCAGCATGTTTTTATTCTCCTGGCCGCCAGCAGTGCCCACAGCAGCAGGCCACTACCACCAGCCATAAGAGCAACCGCCGCGCCAAATTTGAGGTAAATACCTCCCACCAGCGCGCCGAAGCCTGCCACCCCGGCCACATCGATAATTAGTGATTTCACAGGAATAACAGTTCCTCATCAGGATCGAGGTTAGAAAGAAAGTCTTTCGGCTCGTTCAGCATTGCGCGGCCAACCCCCATCATCAGGCCAACTGCACCATCAATTTTGTTGCCTGCGCCTTCTTTCACCGGGCGAACAACATCGTCGCTACCAGGCAGGTACTTGCCAACCACGTTCGAAATACACCAGGTCATCAAGGGATTACCGTCATGATGGAATCGGCCAGCAGCGATCGCAGCCTCAATCTCACGCATCGGGTCGCTCATGTTCGTGTAGTTCTGGGTAATGGTGACAGGTTCAAGCCCTTCATCCTGCAGCATATGAGATAAGCCTGTTGCACCGTAGGGGTCAATCGGACTCGCGGCTATCTTCACCGTTTCCCGTAATTTCAGGATCGCTTCCAGGATAAGGCGGTAATCCACTTCTGCACCGTCTGACGGAACCAGCACGCCCTGATTAACAAAAGACTGGTAACGGTCTGCAATAGTTTTCAACGCCGGGTCCGTGGCGTAGACGGTGTCTTCCGGTACCCAGAACATAGGCGAAACGCAGTAATAATGACTCAGGCCGTCTATTTCACGGCGGAATACCGGCACCACTGCATTAAGGTCAAGTTTTGATGCCAGGTCGATGCCGGGATAACACTCCTCACCTGCAAAATCGGACAGTCTGAGCGTTTTGTCTGCTGCGGTCATCCACTTCTGCAGGTTGTAGTAAGCTGCTTTAGAACTCACCCATTTGTTGAAATGCTTGGTGAGTATTTTATTGGTCTGGCCTGGCGTGGACATCGCCAGCAACTGTTTAGCCTTGAGGAATCCCTCTTTCACCGAAATGTTGTAATTCGGGTTGGCTTTGATCAGAGCTTCCGGCTGTGTCCAGTCATCGTCATCATCCAGGGTATAGATGATCCCGAAAATTGCCTCGTTTTCACCACCCTCCCGGATGCGCTCCAGTATCTCGACCACCTGAGTACGTTTTTCATAGCAAGGCGAGGCAATATCAAAGCCTGCCGTGGTGATGATCAGCGTGATGGGCTGCTCCCTCGCCCCCATCCCGGTAGTCATTGTGGTGTATAGCGCGTCAGTATCATGCTCGTGGTACTCATCGATGATCGCACATGATGGTGAGTCGCCATCTCCAGGGTCACCGATAATTGGCGCGAACAGGGAACCATCCGGGCGAGTCATTTTCTTTGCCCAGGGTTTGATACAGAACTTCTGACGCAACGCCGGCAGCTTTTTCACCATCGCCAGTGCAGGCGCAAAAACTTTCCAGGCTTGTTTTTCCGTTGTGGCACCACAGTAAACTTCCGCTGCGTACTCGCCATCTGCACAGAACATATAGTTACCGACGGCGGCCGCAATCGCCGATTTCCCATTTTTACGCGGTACCTCGATGTAAATCTCAGTGAAGCGGCGAAAACCGGTATCCTTGCGCACCCAGCCAAACGGCACGCCCAGCGCAAATTTTTGCCAGGGTTCAAATTCTATCCGCAACTTCCGGCGAGCCCACTCTCCGGAGGTGTGCGGCATTTTCTGGGAAAAGCGAAGGAAACGTTCTGCTTTATTTTTATCGAAGCGGTAAGGCCAATGCGGATCTTTGGCACGTTCCAGGTCGTCAAGATGTCGCTGACAGGCAAGCATGGTTAACCGGCAGGCCAGTATCTTCCCGTTCACGACGTCCCGCGCATACTGGTTCGCCGCATTGACGTTCGGATATGTAGCCATCAGTCAAACTCATCAAATTCATTCCCTTCATCGTCCGGATCATTTTTTCCGCTGGTCATTCTTATGCGGCTGAGCGGGTCTAACCCGAGAAGTGAACCCAGACGGGCGAGCTGCGAAACGGAGTCATTACGGACATTGACTGCAGGGTGTTTTTTCTCACCACCCATTTCACTTGATACGGTCAGGCCTTCTTCCGCGATGACTTTTTCGGCCTCAATCATCAAGTGAAACGCATTGCAGTACGCCAGGAGTAGCGGCGCGTCTTCAAGATCAAAAACGCCCCGCTCAATTAAAATTTTGCTCTGCGTTTTCCAGATGCGGATCGCGATATCACTCATTAACTCTTCCGGCGGTGCGATCCTGGTCAGCTTGCTTTTCTGGCCCGAAGGCAAATTGCGCTTACGGCCACCACCGGAAGATCTCACAACAGCACCCATCAAAACCTCCAGTTCAATAGGTTGAACCTTCCGGAAAAAAGTTTCTTATTTTTGGCGCGTAAAAATTTGATGAGGCGGGCAGTCCGGAAGACGTCAGGCCACAGGGATTTACCCCGCCCCTCCCCTCTGGCTGTGGAAACTGGTTTTTATTTCAGCCGTTCACGAGCCGTCTTCGCCTTATGGCAGGGCCAGCACAGACTCTGCAGATTACTGTCGGCATCAGTTCCGCCATGCGCTTTAGGGATAATGTGGTCAACAGTTTTCGCCTCACGCACCACACCGGCACGCAGACATAACTGGCATAAACCTTTATCACGCTTCAGTATGCGCTCACGGATAACGTCCCACTTCGAACCATAACCGCGTTGATGACGGGATTGTCCTGGCTTGTATTGTTTCCAGCCCTCGCTTCTGTGACTTTCACAATATCCGGATGGATCTGTTGTTGTACTGCGACAGCCGCGAACACGACAGGATTTAGGTGTTCTTGGTGGCATATAAACTCCGGTAAAAAGCACCGCTAGTGCGGGGCTATGGGATTGTTGGTTGACTCTCTCACCGAGTTGTAAATACGCTCACACGTCATTCCTGCGCGGTAGCTTTCGTCAGATCGCTCAGCATAATATCGAGCTTCTTCTGCAAGGCGTCCGAGCATGTCGGCGAGCACTGCGGCGTCGGCTCCGGCTGTTTTGCTTCTGACGGCAGCGGCAAGATCTGAGGTGTGCTTTGCGGCGTCCAGGCGGGCGGCAAGCTTTGTTGCTTCGGTACGCAGCTGGCTAACAGTGGCAGACAGGCCAGCAGCAGTGGCAGCAGATTTAGCGGCTTGTGCTTGTGCATCTTTTACAGCCTCATCACGGGCAATTATGCGCCCTTGTTCAATCCAGCGTGCGGCAGTCTGCGCGTTCGCTTCCTGTGAAGATTCCATGCTATTGCGGTCAGCCCACTTCTTTTGCCAGCCCCGATCACTCCAGATGATCCCGGCAAGAAATGCACCAGCCAACATCAGCAAAACAATGATTGTTTTCCACCGCGCCTTAACGAAAGCAAAGACCGCTGTCATACCAGCAACGCCGCCCGCGCTTTGTTATAACGACTATTTCTGTCAGCCAGTCCATTCTGGCCACCGTTGATGATCTGCGTTACACGGACAACATCACCTGAATACATCAGGCAACCACGTAATGTGAAAAACCATGCAGCAGAACGGGCTGCATGCTTCTCCTGTGCCAGCAACTCTGGTGTGCTGATCAGATCAAGCTTCAGCGCAGCTCCGCATTTGACGTAGTTCTCGCGGCCGGTGATTTGAAGCAGACCACGCCCGCGATACTTCCAGCCATCTCCGGCGTCTTTGTTACCCATGCGGCCACCGTAAACCAGATTGGCTATTTGCGGCTGGTGGGCAACCTGGCGACCATCAATACGCCCCAGCATTTCACACTGATACGGCGTCAGGCGTTTACCAAACGTCTTTTTCAGCGCCTCCACCGAATAATTGAAGCTTTCCTTCAGAACAGTAAATCCTGCTGATTCATGTCCCGTTTGTGCAATAAACATGGCCTGATCATTAACTGCTGTAATACCAAACTCTTTCATTGCCGCATCAATGTGCGGAAACCAGCGTGCAGAAAGCCCGGCGCTAATACCAGCCGCCTGCTGAAATTGTTGTTGATTCATCAGTGCCTCAGTGCATCGACCAGACGCGCCACATTACCGCGAGCCCACAGCACAGCGGCGCAGATAAGGATATTCACCATCACCACCAGCCAGTGGGATGATTCATATAAACCAAAAACAAACCGGAAAGGGACGCTGGCATATACCAGCACCATGACATAGGCCAGTAACGAAATCAGGGGGCGGTGTGTCGCATCACCGCGTCGGTAAAACATCAGAACGATGACTATCACCCCACAAATTACGGCATTCAGAGCTGCAGAAGGGTCATTTGCTACCATCTGATCCCCCTCCCCTGATACGAGAGAGAATACTGAACAGGGTGTTCAGATCCTGACTGTTGAGAAAAGTGAGAAACTTTATACACATTGCAGAAATAATCACTGCGCCAAGTGCATCCAGTGGTTTTTCATAATGCGTTATTGCCGCAAGCTTAGTACCTATCAGCCCGGCACCAAGCACTCCCACAATAAATGATGTAATAAAATAAGCGACCAGCCTGATGCGTCCGATGTTGGTTGCCGTGGCGACATAAAACACCGCGCCGGCAAAAGCGCCGAATACCACACCATAATCAGTTCCGGTTGCCAGACCGAATACACTGGCCCCCATTAATCCACCAGCCAACACTGTCGCACTGGATACAGGTTCGGACATTCATCCCCCTCTGGTTATGTGGGTCCTCTCAGTTATGAGGGGAAATAAAAAAGGCCGCCCGAAGGCAGCCTAAAAGTATTTAGATTTTTTACAGCGATGATTGGTGGAACCGAACTGCAAGGAAGTAAAGTCCCAGCAAAGTTGTTGTTATGATATTCATTAAGATGAATATATAAACGCCAACAAATACCGTTTTAAGCCACAAGATTGCATCAGGAGAACAGAATGTGAGCAGCCACAAATGGAAAGGCTTCCCAATCAGAATAGAAATCATCCCTAAGCAAAATAACATAAAGCTCACAAGAGCTAGATAACCAAAAAGGTAACAAACAAAGCGCCTGCGCGTCAGTTCTACAGTAAGCTTCTGCCCTCGGAATTTCTCTACTAGAGTCGGAGGTACGCCCGCCATTACTTCGTCGATCGAAGAGCTAGAAAAAGTAGAAACCGCAGCCAGTGCTGCGATATAAAAACCAATCAAGACTTGAAGTAACCCATTAACCTGAAGCAGGAGTCCGTTAGTCTCGATTAAAGAAATTTTGCTAGCGTGAAAATAATAAACAATAGTGACGATTAGAGACACTGCAGCTGGTATTTTGTAATCATACCAGTCCTTTTCCTCATGCTTGATGCGGAGATAACTCAGCGGTGAAAAAAGTTTCATATGAAACTCCCGTTAGAGCAACCCTATCATTTTTGTTTCAAGCTGCAGATGTACTGTGCTTTCACATTGGTTGATGAGGTTACCTAATATTACCCTCTCACTTTTAGTGAACAGTTTTGTGGCAGCATCTTCGTTACGGTCAAGATCCAAACTGGCTTGCTTGCCATCTTTTGAGTAACTAATTGAAACCTTGGTATATCCAGACTGCTGCCCTTTCTTTCTTAAAATCTCTAACAACCTTTCTTTATCTTTCAATGGCGGCTGTCTAATGATTTTATACTTTACGGACCTTTCTGAGAGCTCAGTGTACGCCGTTTGGTCCAATCCACCTTTCCTTCTTGTACTCACAAGTTTAACGTTATGAATCTTTGCACCTTTTAATGCATCCATCAGCGTTTGTGAACCATGAGAATAGATTTCCAGCTTTGGGCGGTGCTGGCACATACCTTTAGTTGCAGGATTTTTAAACTCACATCCAGCGAAGGCTTCTCTGAGCATAGCATTTAAAAATGGCTCAAGAACTGACTTACTGATACCGGGGACAGATTCAACGAGAGTTTTGTGGTGATCGGCAGTGTTTTTGACAACATCTGTGGATATTACAATGTGACAAGAAACTGCGATACCTTCACCGGCAAGCTTAGGTTCTACTCTAAGGTTGCCTGTTGTTAACTCACCAAAAACAGGGTCAGAACCATTTTTATCACAAAGCTGGATAAGTAGAGTCGCCTGGCTATCCCCAATAGAATATTTCATCTCCGAAATCCTAAGCGCTCTAGACCTATGATTGTATAACTTTACAGCACTCCCTGAGCTCACCAGTACCTTCAATTTCTTGAGTATGTCTTCAATGGGAATACTCGGCGCCGCTGCGTGTGTAGGCGTAAAAGCAAAGTCAAAAAAGGAAACCCAACGTTCGTTATTAGAGAGCACAATGTCACCACTTAATTTTAGTTCTTGTCCATACAATAACTTAGCAAGACAAAAAATAAAGTGATCACAAATAAAAAACCCACTCGGAGGCGGGTTCTTGAGACTTATCAACGATAGACATACAAAGCCCATCGTTGGGAGAATCTTATCCATATTTTTTGAAATATGCAAGCATCATGTCGCTATCTTCGTTGAAAATCTTTCATCTTGTCACCTTTCTTAATTGCGCTTCTGCATATGCTTCTTCCTGCCAGCATTTTGTAACCAGTTTATCAATGACGTCTGCATATCCTTTGTACCACTGATAATCCGTCAGATCCGGTACCAGTTTCTGGACATGGTGCCGCGCCAGTGTGGTTGGTAAACGACTAAACCGGTTTCCATTGCAACGCCCACAAATCTTATAAACAGGCGCGCCATGAAACCGAGTTCTTTTTTC